GGTTTCTTGGCCATCAGCAAGAACGGGTTGGCTGCCTTCTTCTTCAATTTCTTTCTCCATTTCTTCAATTTCTTCGTCAGTCATCCGAAGAACATTTTTCTTAACCCATTTACTAGAATAATATTTGCCAATAAATGGGTCTAACTGTGTTGCTGTTAATACACGCTCACGAATAAGTTCGGCTTCACGCATTTCAACAAAGTTATTATCTTTCTTAAAGTCGTAATAAATTGCTTCTTTAAAATCGTCCCATTCTTCTGTGGTACAAATTCCTTTGAGTGCTAATTGAACACGCAAAGCATCATCAAAAATACGAGAGAATTTATTACGCAAACGATTAATAAATTTATTAAACTTAACTTCATCACGGGTTACTTCAGTTGTTTTACCAATACCCATAATGCCTGCACCTTGCTGTGGGTCAAGGCGAGAAATTGGAACATTCAACGATTGTAATAGTTTCTTTTGGAAATACTGAACATCTTCCATTTGGCCAAGGTTTTGACCAGCAGGAAGTGTAGTAATCTCAGTACCTTTACCGCCTTCACGGCGTGGTAACCAGAAATCTTCTAACATGGATAAATGTTTACGCTCATCACGAATCTCACCTGTGTTAGCATCATACACCAACTTGTTACGATACTGTGTCATAATAGAACGCATATATTGTTCGGCTTTACCTTTTGGTAAATTACCAACATCAATATAGAATATACGGCGCTCAGGTGCTCGTGATAAACGATAGATTACAACAGCATCTTCAATCATTCTTAATTGATTGAGAGCTTTAATTGCTTTATGTAGATACGAAATTACAAATGTATTTTTTGCATCCATTAAACCAGAGTTCACATTAATAATGGACTCAGGTGCAATTCTTAAGCCTTGATTTGTAGATGCCGTAAATGATTGTGTTGCCGTACCACGGTCATTGTAGATATAATATTCAGCTACAGATTTAATAACCTGAGCACCAGTTTTGCCATCTCGTTCTTTTTGAATCTCACGCACTTTACGAATCTTGCGTGGGTCAATATAACGCAATTCTTTAATACCTTCTTTTGGTGCTTTATCATTTACAATAACATGATAGTAAATACGACCATCAATGTACCAACGTTTGAATAGGTCATCGGCAAGATTACTGAAGTTTAACATTTTTTGAATGTTATCAAATTCTTCAATAATCTTTTTCTTAATTGTTTCAGGTTGTTTTAGATTATCTAAATTGATATCCATAACCTTGCCATCAACATCATGTGTAATAGCTTCATTGACAATCTCATCAATTGCCATATCACATTCTGGATGGTTAGACATTTCACGATAACGAGTAATTAACTCTAACTCATTACGAATAGAACCCTCTAGGTCAACATATGTGCCATAGTGAGCATTTTGAGTGATAGTAACCGCACCATCATCAATGGTTTCGGTTGGAAGCGAAAAAGAAGCTTGCTCAGGTTTCTCAACCTGAACAATATCCTTTTTACCTAGTGTGAAGCCAAAAAGTTTTACCGCCATAAATTTATCATCCTAAAAAGTAAAGAAGGACCGAAGTCCTTCTTCTTACACAACACCAGTATCGACTGATTCCCACCATTGGTAGGACAGCGTTACGGTAAATTCTTCAATAGTATCGTTAGAACCCCAATCAACATCAATTGGTGCAACATCAGTTGGAAACACACCTAAGAATTTATACTTCTTAAGCGTTTGACCAGCTTTACCAAATTGAGTAACTTCAGAATCAACTGTGTAACTACCAGGTGTCTGAGCTATTGGACTACGAACATTCAAACTATGACTATTGATGCCATTCAACCAACGCTCGAAAGCATTGCGAACAACAAAATCTTCATCGTTAATAATCGTAATTGTCCAATCTTGGAATGTGCGATTGCCTGCAAACTTTAGTTCACGACCAAAGTATTGAACAGGAACTACACCGACTGTTGTGCCAGGTAACTGAGCTGTTTTGCACATGAAAGTTAATTTCTGTTGTGCATCTCCCGGTGCTGAGAAACCAGGAAACGGCATACTCACCTCAAATAGATTTGGGCGAGCACCGTCTCCTACCATCTGAGAGCGGAATTGATTTACATTAAATGCCATTGTTTTCTCCTATCTCTCTATTTATTAGAACCGGCCAACGATTTCTTCAAACGAAACACCTGTGCGAACTGCCACAAAGTTAAGTTGAATAAAGTTGACTGAACGAGCTGGTTTGATGTAGATATCGCCTACAAAACGATTACTGTCAATAACTTCTGGTGTGTTGTTTGTTGTGTCGCAAACTACACGGAAGTCAGTAATACCACGGCGACCTTGAACATCACGCAGGTATGGTTCTACTAAGTTTACAAACTGAGCACGAGTAAATTGGTCGTTGAATTCAAACAATGTTGAACGAGCTGCACGAGCAATAGACTTTTCAAGCACAATGAATAAACGGCGAACATTGATGCGGTCAAATACTGATGGACGATTCAACATTGTCTTGTCGCCAAACAGAATTGTACCTTCACCTTGGAATGTTACAACTGGATTGATACCTTGAACATACAAGTTATCACGTTCAGCTTTGGTTGGGTTATATGCCAACTTAATAACATTCTTAATGATACCACGATTTAATCCGCCTGGTGAGAACCATGGATCACGCTCAAGGTCTGTGCGAGCACAAACACCAGCGATATCACCATTTAATGGTACCCAGCGATACACATCGTTATACTTGTCGTATTGATATTTGTAACCAGAATCTAATACAGCATAAGATGAACTTGTTAATCCTGCACGGAAAGAAAGAATGCTTGTTGATTCAAAGCCTGCGTTATTAACAACAGATGCTTTGGTTGGTGACAAGAATACTAATGCATCTTTACGAGATTCAACAGTAGAAATTAAACTTGTTGCTACTGTTGCATTTCCTGGACCAGAAATTAACAATGAAACATCAACAACATCAGGATTAGCAAAGAATCCGTATGCAGTAACTACTTCAGAGTTACCAATTGTACCGTCTGCACCAGCAGTTAATGATGCTGTAAATGGAGTGTTAATATTGGTATAAGTTGTTCCTGCAGCTGCAGTTCCCCAATTAGATGCACCAGGTTGATGACCTAACCACCAAACATATTGTGATTGAGTATTCAATACTGTCTTATAGTAGTTTGAAGAACCATCATTGTTGATTGCATCAGATGCTTTAGAAACAAAAGAGTATTTTTCCAATACTGTATTTGCAGTACCACTAAATTTACCATCTTCGTCAACAACAATAATGTGCATTTCATCGCCAGAACCAGCTTTGTCAGAAACATAAGACGATGTGCCTGGAGCAATACCAAATTGGTCAGCATATTGCCATTTACGCAAGATTGCTGTACCAGTTGCAACGTTAGATGTAAATGCGGTTGCAACAGTAATTGCAGTTGCATTGACAGAAGCAACACGAATATAAGATGTTCCACCGTCAACAGAAATTAAATCACCAGCAGTAATATTAGCGGCAGCATTTGCATTACCATTAATATTGATAACTGTGGTAACATCTGCCAAATAGTTGAGAGCATTTGCTCTTAGACTATCTGTAACTGTTAAGTTAGCAGAATATGCTTGTGAAGATGGGCACATAGAAATACGCAAACTATTACCTAAAGCGCCAGCCCATTTAGACGACATTGGGCCGTAAGCAGTATTAGTTGCACCTTCGTGGTTGTTTACATAATCACTTTGATTTTCAATCAAAACACCAGAACCATTGGCTGTGGCATTAAGAGTAGAAGTGGTGTTAGCAGCACGAACAATTTTTAAATTATTTGAATATGCAAGGAAGTTTGCAGCTGAGAACCAGTATTCATAATTTGTAGTGTCTGGTTTACCAAAACGACTAACGAGTTGAACCTCGTCAGACACGGTAACGACTTCATTTACTGGACCCCAATTGAAATTTCCAGCAATACCACCAATAGAGGTGGCAACGGAAGGGACAATTGTAGTCAGGTCGATTTCTGATACATTTACCCCTGGTGATAGCTGAAATGCCATGGATTTCTCCTTAGTTTACGGGTCAATTTTTCTTTATGTTCTATTTAGTTTTTCAGAAAGTTGATACTGAATAACCTGGAGGCAAGTGGGGTTTTTCTTTTTCCTCTTTCCACACATCTCCATCTTCCACAGTAAGTTCTTCCTCAGTTCCATTCATTATGAATCCAAAAGGAACAACATCTTCTTCAATCTGTTTAATTCTTTCTTGGTACATTGCTTCACGAATATTAACATCACTCATTTCTCTAAAGTATGGATTAGTCGTTAGCCAACTAAACAACACCAACGGCATGACCAAATCATCGTGGTAACCTTCGTCAGCCTGATAACTATCTCTTACCTGAATAAAAGTAGAGATTTCAGATATAACATCTGGATCAAATACAAGAAGTTTCTTTTCTTCTAGTAAAGATTTAAAGGTAAAACATCCAATTCGTTTAACCCTCTTATCGGTATTTACACCCAACTGAGTTTTGCCACCACCAAAACCACCAGAAACCACTTGGCCTGTTTTGGTGCTACGGTTGACAAACACAATATTGCCATATTCTAGTTCATTGTGAAGAATATGAGCCACTTGTTCACTACTATTTGTTTCAATCAACACATAAGCATCATTGAAATCTCGTGCTACTTTATGTATCACGGTTGGGTATAACATAGGTGCAATTTTATTATCTCTATATTTGCCCACTAACTTATAAGGAACTTCGGTAATATCCACAATAACGAATGCCGAGTAATCTCCACCAACTCCTTTTGCCGTATCTGCCACTATCACATAACTGTGTGGTTTTCTTACAAGCTTTTCTTCATCGTCCCTTTCCGCCTTGATTGGATACTCATATAGGTCGAGTCCGTCTTTTGAATACACCGTAGGACAGGTCGACATATATTCAATCGTGGACGAATCAATTAAAGTTAAACTTGACCCAAGGAACTTACAGAGAACCTCTTGGTTATATTTAAGTTCGCCAAGTTGCCGTCTTTGTTCTAATGCCCAAGCTTCATCTCTGCCTGGAATACGATTATAGGGAATAAACATTGGAACAAAGTCATTAACTTTATTCACAGCATCATTCCAAAACTTCCAAAAATGGTTATAACCAAGTGGTGTAGAAGTGATTAAAATCTTTGTTGTTTGACCAGCAGAGATAACTGGATAAACCGCAGTAAAGAATTGGTCTGCAATTGTATTTGGAATAATTGCAGCTTCGTCAATATACAATAAGTTAACAGACTTACCACGAATACCAGCTGCAGTTGTTGCCGCTGTAAAGACAACTGAACCATTTTCTAATTCTATGTCACCTTTGTTCCATGTTTTAACACCTTGTTGCATCCATGGTGGAAGATGTTCAAACATCAACTGATAACGGGACATTATCTCACGAGCAGTAGATGCTTTGTTTGCAAGAATAGCAACCGTCTTAGATTCTTGAAATAATGTGTACCATAAAATGTATGCAGCCGCAACAGTAGTTTTACCTTGCTGACGACCTTCCATAATAATAACTTTACGATTATTATGAATCGTTTCTACTTTTTCTTTTTGGCAATCGTAAAGTTTGAACGGTTGAATACCATGGTCTAGTGTAACTATGTAACAATAGTTATCAATAAAATAAGTTGGATTCTCAACACACTTTGCTAACTCTAAAACTTCTTTTTCGGTATAAGATAAATCTATACCTGCACGTTTTAGACTTGCATTACCATTATAACCATTATTATTCATTCAATTATTTTGTAAAACTTCTTAACATCCAACCTTGTTTTTGATGTTGGTCTAAAATGTCTTGTAGAAAGTTACCAACGGCTGGTTCATTTGCACCTTCAGCTGCGGCAATACCAGCACGCAAATGCATCATATATCTTTCATTATCATTTTTTAAATTCGACAACATTGTTAATGCTGATGGAATGGTATCTGTTTCTTCAATATCAGATAGTTCTAACATTCTACTTAGTGATACTGGTGCATATGAATTTAAAGCACGAATATGTTCTGCGATTGGGTCAACATTGGCATATACAGATTCATAAAAATCACCTAGAAATCCATGATACTGTGCAAAATCTGGACCCTCAATATTCCAATGGTATGAGTGTGCCTTAAAATACAACCCAAAGGTTGTACCTAAAATTGTTTTCATTTGTTCAATTAATTGTTCCATGGTATTATTTATTCTCTCTTATTTGTTTAAGTAATTCTGCGGTAGAGCCAACAAATACTGCTTTCTCTACATTAATAGACTGATTGTTTACTTCAATTGGCCGTAAACTTTGTTTTTGTTTTTGAATCTCTAACAAGTCTTTATTTAAATCGCCTAAAGTTTTAATAAAATTAGCGGCAACTTCATATGCTCGTGGGTGCTCAGATTCTTGTGCAACTAACAATAGATTATCTATGGCTGCACCACCTTTATCTAGTAAACCTTTAATGTTTTTTCTTGCTAAAGCTGCGTCAGTTTCCACTTCATCAGAGGCAACTAACTCTGTGGTTGGTTTAACCGCAGGCAAAACTTCTGGTTGTTCCATTGGTTCAATATCAAAAATCTCAGATAAATTGTCGTTTAATTTTTTCATAATGTATCAGGCCATTCAGTAAATGTTTCTTCAAATCCATATGGTCCATTTCCATTTGCAGTTGGTGGACTTGGCGTTACCACAATTGCCACTGCTTTTGTTGGTGAAGTATCTATTCTTGTAACTGTGAATGTTGAATTAGAATACACTCCAGTTACTTTGTCATTTGCTTGAACTTTTTTATTCAAGTTTGTCAATACTAATGTTCCATCCGCAGTATTACTAAAGTATAATACTTTGCCTGTTACACCTTTGGCTTCAACTTTAATATCTTCACCAGTGGTATATACACCAAAACCTGTTGCCATATTAACATATACTTTTTGTGCATCTAGGTTAGTAGAATCGGTATATATGTTTGCATTGGCTGAAGTAATGTATTTACTAGAATTATTGGCGGATACTGGAGGCCAAATGTAACCTTTGGCAGTAAATGTGAGATTCCAAATAATTAACCGAGTATTCATAAAGTCGCCTTCATAATCAACTTCAGGACTTACTGAGTTAAGAATGACGGGCATATCATACTTTTGATCCATCTCTTTGATAAAATCAATAGTTACTGTAAAATCTGGTGTAAAAAATGGCAATATTTGTTCTAGTATTTGTGTGCCATCTTCTGTGTTTCTTACATAGATTGATAAATTAAAATCAAAATTATATGGAATTGGAACATATTGGCTTCTGAAAGAACCAGAACTAAACCCAAAGTTTTGTAATGTGGTTTGTTGTTTTCTTGTGGTGTCGTATGTCATTCCAACCAAATCAAAACTCATACGAGGTACAGTTGTTGCAATAGACTTTGTAAGATTTGGGTCTGATTGTAAACGAACTAGGTACTTTTCTTTGGCACCATAAGATAATGGCACTTTAGTAATTTCGTATGCAGTTAACCCATCTTTTGAATAGCGAGTCAAAAGAATGTCATTGAACATTGAACCAAACGCAACAACAACTTT